CTTGACAAATGGTATTAAAGTATGGTATAATATACGGGTCTTAAGAAAATCAAGATAATGATTTACCCATGGTGCCTCTGATACCCGGAGGGTGAGTACAAGGAATAGGTGAGTAGATGCACTTAGTACTCCTAAACAGGAATTAACACTTAAGAGACCTCAAGAAGATAACGTAACTTAGACATGTTACTATAATAAACTGTCTCCTGATAATTACCTCATCTACCCTAAGTTAAACAAGATATATATCTGTACATTAATCCTCTACAATATGTATATATGTATATATCTTCTTAGGTAATATGGGTTATCTTTGTCTAAAATAATTAAAATTAAATTTATAATAGAATTTATAAATATTAATTAGTACAATTTAAATTATAATTTAGTTTGACTAGATCAAAAGACCAGAGATTTGCCTAATGGATCATATACCCAATACAGTACTACAAGAATTAGAAATAGCCAGAGGTAGGAAACTAACTGAAGGACAGAAGAGCTTTCTAAATGAATTCTCAGTTGATCTAGATGCTAGAGCAGCAGCAGATAGAGTAGGCTTAGAAAGACATAACAGAGCTAATATGATTAGATCTCTAAGAAAAGAGATTCAAGAAATTATTGAGATGCAACTAGTAGCTTCAGCAGGTAAAGCAGCTACTACTCTGGAAGATCTACTTAATGCAGATGAACCAGTAACTCAAGCTAATATTAAGTTGGAGACAGCTAAGACTATTCTAGATAGGATTGGTTTAGGTAAGAAGGAGACGGTAGAGGTGGAGCATAAGGGTGCTCTTGGTTTATTTATCCTACCAGGTAAGGTAGAGAAAGTAATCTCAGATCAGTAATGGCATTATATTATTTTAATAGAATACCTCCCTTTATCTTTGAAGAGTTAAAGGAGAAGGTAAAAGGAGGGATGACCTACAGGGAAGCAGCTTATTGGTTACAGAAACAGACAGGATATGTCTTTTCTCATGTAACTATTATGAATTATGTCACTGGAAAGTTAGAATATAAGCCTGATACTAGGTATACAGAGACAAAGAAGTGGACTCAGAAGAAGACGGAGAGGGTTTTACAAGCTAAGATTGGTGCTGAGACTAACTCTAACAAGCATAAGGAAGTAAGGAAGGTTAGAAATTCAGCTAGTAATAAGATTTTAGACCAGGATTTAGCTGAAACTCACATGAGTAAGAAGGATCAGGTAGCTTTCATGGCTAATGAAGGCCCTCAAACTGACTTTTTATCTAGCCCGGAGGATGATGTACTGTATGGTGGTGCTGCTGGAGGGGGTAAATCAGTAGCAATAGTGGTAGATCCGCTAAGATATTGCCACAGACCTAAGCATAGAGCTCTAATTTTACGTAGAACACTGAAAGAATTACGTCAATTGATAGATTTATCCAGGGAATACTATACTTTAGCCTTCCCTACAGCTAAATTTAAGGAATCAGAGAAGATTTGGGCCTTTCCTAGTGGTGCTAAGGTGGAGTTTAACTACTTGGAGAAGGATGCAGACGTGTATCAGTACCAGGGACAGGACTATACCTACATTGCTTTTGATGAAATCACTCAACTACCTACTGAATTCCCATGGCAATACCTACAATCTCGTCTTAGAACCTCAGATCCAGAGATTGAGGTATATATGAGAGCTACAGCTAATCCTGGTGGACCAGGACATGGATGGGTAAAGGCTAGATACATTGATCCAGCAGATCCTAATACTCCATTTAGGGGTAAGGATGGACTAAGTAGAAGATTTATACCAGCAACTCTAAAGGATAACCCACATCTGTATGATGATGGTAGGTATATGAAGATGTTGGAGTCTCTACCAGAGGTACAGAGACAACAATTACTAGATGGTAACTGGGATATAGCTGAGGATCAGGCATTTCCAGAGTTTAATAAGGAGGTACATGTCATTGCTCCATTCAAAATTCCAAACTCTTGGCAAAGGATTAAAGGGGTGGACTATGGATATTCATCCCCTAGTGCTGTATTATGGGGTGCTGTTGATCCTACTGATGGTACTCTGATAATCTACAAAGAGTTATATGGTAAGGGATATACTGGAGAGACTTTAGGTAGAGCGATAGTAGATTCAGAGATGGAAGAAACTAGGGATATCCCTGGTGTTATAGACTGGGCAGTATTCAGTAGAACTGGATATACTGGTCCTACTATTGGTGAGATATTAAATAGACCACCATACTCACTTAAACTAAGGATGGCAGATAAGAATCGTAAAGCTGGAAAGGTACAGCTTCATGAAAGGTTTAGGATAACAGAAACAGGTAGACCTAAACTACAGATCTTTTCTAGTTGTGTAAATACAGTTAGAGAGGTATCAAGTTTAACTATAGATAAGAATGATCCAGAAGACGTAGACACTAGACAGGAGGATCATGCTTATGATGCTCTGAGGTATATATGTATGTCTAGACCTATCCAAGATACTTTCTATAATCGAGTATATAAGATGAAACGAGAGACACACTACATAGCGGACCAGGTATTCGGCTACTGATATGATAAAGGTTTGTTTTAAATGTGGAGAAGAGAAGGATATATCTTGTTTTTATAAGCATCCTGGAATGAAAGATGGCCATCTTAATAAGTGTTCTGAATGCGCAGTAGAAGATACTAGAGAGTGGAAAAAGAGAAATTCCCAGAAAAAGAAAAAGTGGGACCACGATTGGTATGAAAAACATAGAGAACGCCTTGTAAAAGGAACTGGAAGAAGACATACTAAATATTGCCCATATACTGAAAATGAGTTGCTTAATTTAAAAATTAGTAGATCAGCTACTATTAGTAAATATTCAAGTAGTAGAAGATTAAAAATTAAGAATCACTTTAAATATTCAAAATATGATTCAGATTTTATAGATCTATTTATGGATGAAATCTATAAACTTTCAAAACAGAGAAGTATACTTACTGGAGTAGCTCATCATGTAGATCACATTATACCTCTCTTTGGAAAACTAGTTAATGGTTTTCATATTCCAGAGAACCTTCAAGTAATTCCAGCTACAGAAAACTTAAAGAAGTCTAATAAATTAAAAGGGTATTCGGGTATTAATATATGAAATCAGACAATCAGTTTCCAGAAGAAGACACTAATTTAGAGATTGCTGAGATGTTATCTAGTGAGGATAACAAGAGTAATCTAGTAGCAGATATCAAGTCTAAGTATGAGAAAGCTAAGAGCGCACGCAGATCACACGAAGATCGTTGGATTAAAGCTTACCACAATTATCGTGGTCAGTATATGAAGAACATTAGATTTAATGAACACGAGAAGTCTCGTCTGTTTATTAAGGTAACAAAGACTAAAGTATTAGCTGCTTTTGGACAGGTAGAAGATATTCTATTTGGAGCAAATGATTTCCCACTATCAGTGAAAGAAACACCAGTACCAATGGGTATCACTGAATGGGTGAATACAGGTCCAGAATCTGAGGAAAAAGGGCAAGAAATGGCACCCCCAGAGACACCTAACCCTATGGATGTGGGTTATGCAGGGGATGGTAAAAAGCTCAAAAAAGGTGCAAAATTCGGGGATCTTTTTGAAGTAGATGTGGAGAACGATAGGGAGATGGCAGTTGGTAGGGATCTCTCTGGACAGTTCACTAATTTTAAACTATCTAAGATGGCAGCAGAGAATGCAGATAAGTTGATTAAGGATCAGCTTACTGAGACTAATGCAAAGTTTCATCTACGTAAGTCTATCTTTGAACTCTGTCTACTAGGTACTGGTATTATCAAAGGACCATTCACTCACTTCCGTACTATTAATAAGTGGGAGACAGATGAGGAAGGTATACGGGCATACTCTCCTGAGTATGTGAAGTCTCCTATGATTGAGTATTGTAGTGTATGGAACTTCTATCCAGATCCTAATGCATTCAGTACTGAAGATGCAGAGTATGTAATCCAGAAGCATGTACTTAATAGGGTACAACTACGAGAACTAGCAAAGCGTCCACTGTTTAGTATGTCTGCTATTCTTAAGGTGTTATCTAAACACCCTAATCATGAAGATACTAACTTTGATACAACCATCCAAACAGAAGACCATATGCCATCCTTAGAAGGTAATCAGTGGGATGTATTTGAGTATTGGGGTATTGTAGATGCTGAGGTAGCAAAGAAGGCAGGACTAGATGTTAATGAAGAAGAGAGTGAACTACAGATCAATGCATGGATTTGTGGTGATCAGCTACTACGACTGGTAGTTAATCCTTTCTCTCCTGCTCGTATTCCTTATTATGTAGTGCCATATGAAGAGAATCCATATTCAATCTTTGGTGTTGGTGTAGCTGAGAATATGGAAGATTCACAGCATGGTATGAATGGTCATGCACGTATGGCTGTTGATAACTTGGCTTTAGCTGGAAACTTAGTGTTTGATATTGATGAGACAGCACTAGCTCCTGGACAGGATATGA